AGGGTCAAAGCCAGAACTGAAGATCAATGCATTCTTTGATGGTTGCTGCGGGCAGGATCCTGATCTGTGTTGGAGTTTATTCTCCGACAGATTTAGGAAACAGCTTGCACACGAAATGCTTAGTCCGTTTGATTTGGTTGACACTAACGGGCATCCCTTAAATGGGAACCTTAAAGTGTCGCCTAGTCACGACGGCTTTAGCACTCGCGCCATTTGTGCTACTTTGCACGGGCATTTTACAAAGTCAAGCCCGGAATATCCGGACAAGATCTGCGTTGTGCCTAAGAACGCTGAGATAGGTAGGTGCATTGGAATATCCTCACCTTTCCTCTATACTGTTCAGCATCAGATTGAGAACGCGCTTCTTCGCGCGCTCAAAGTCTGCTATCACGTCGATCTCGACCGACTTGCGGCCGTAAACAGCGTACTTGCGTATTATGGCTCGATTGATGGGTCTTTCGCCACACTGGATTTCCAGGAGGCGTCGGATTCTCTTTCAATACCACTTATACGCGCGCTGTTTGAAGGCTCGCCGCTGCTTCCTTATTTGGAGGCGGCTAGGTCGACAAGGTATCGCCTCCCTGACGGCACGATTGGAACTTGTGGTTCCTTCTGCCTGATGGGTAATGGTTATACCTTTAAGTTAGAGTCAGTTGTATTTATGGCTCTGATTAACGGCGCAATTGCTGATTTGACTCACTGTGACGTGGAAGGTCCTTATTGCCCGGCACTGTCTTTCGGCGACGATGTAACGTTGCCTGAGCCGGTGCCACTACAGTCTCTGAAGGCTGTACTCGGCAAATTGGGCCTGACACTTAATGCAGAAAAGTCATTCTGCATGCAGACCGACCCCGACTCTGAAAACAGATTCAGGGAGGCCTGTGGTAGGGACTTTAGGAACGGTAAGCCTGTTCGCGGATTTTATTTTAAACGCGAGCCGGACCTCTCCGAGGCATATCGCCTTGTGAATTTCTTTAAGATTCACTACGGCGTGCCCGACAGCTTATTAAAGAGGCTGTCTAAGGACTGTAATCAAGTATACGAAAATATACTCGATGCGAATCCTAGGTGTTGGCAAACCATGCCTTCACTCAGGACCGCAACGCCCTTTGGAGAGTTGAATGACTACCTCCATTCGGTATCGATACCGGAGGATGTAGTTCTTATCGATCCAGTCTTCTGTCAATGCAG